ATTACAATCCCAACACAGAGCGCGGACGCGATCAGCTTGTTTATGCAAAAGATTACGTGAAACTTGCCGAGCGGCTTGGCGTTGATTTTGCGCTTAATCTTGGCGACCTGATTGACCAAGATGACGCAAATGCAACAACAGTTAATCCGCAGCGGCTATTTGCTATCACACGAATTTTTGCAAACTCGGAAATTCCGTTCGTTTATGCAATCGGGCACCATGAGCAATACCCATATCTTGGCCTGGCGGACGGCGTTAGCAATTATACGTTCAGCACCCAAAAGGTAGTTGGACTCACGGAGCGTTTTACAAGATATTTAACCGACGTTCACTCAACTACAGACAAGAAGAGCGCGTCATTTTATATTGATTTTGAAATGCAGGGGATTCGGCTGATTTCTCTTGATTCCGTATCTAATACAACAAATGGTTATTCTCAAGCTGTGGTTGACTTCTTGCGGGATGAAGCTTTGAACACGACAAAGAAAGTTTTGGTTGTTTCCCATGTTGCAAGCAGAGCAAGCGCGAACTGGAAGGCAACCGTGCCCGTTAATGGCGATCTAATTGAAGCCGCATTAGAAACGTTCGTTTCGAATGGTGGAACTGTGTTGGCGCACATTCATGGTCATACCCATTGGGACAATATTGTTAAGGGAAACGATATGTCCTATCCGTTAATTAGCGTATGCTGCGCTGGTGTTCAAAAGGCAAACACAACAACAGAGGCCGAAGGTGTGAGCGGTGCACCAACATCATACGACAGGACAAATAATTCTTATTCCGCATATTGTATGGATGTTTTTTGTGTGCATGCAAATACAGGAGAAATTCATATTTATAGATTCGGCGCGGGAGCTGATCGAATCTATACGCCATCAGATTGAAAAATGGCACTTTAAGTCAGAGCACCAACCGCACAGCACACTCTGAGGGACGGGTCGGCACAGCGCTGCCAGCGCCACAAGACCGATTCGATAAATCTGCTCATGCTTCAGGCGGCTCCGAGGTTACAGACGGCGATTAAGGTTGGCAACTTAGTTGGCGGCTGGTTAGCAGGAGCAATTCAATCAAAGGCAAGGTGATTCACATGGGCTTTGTTCTTGGTGTGATCGTTGGAGCTTGCACTGGCTTCATCGTCACGGCGCTGATCACTGCGAACAGATAAGGAGTGAGGCGGTACGGCAAAAAAAATCAGATACAGCGCGGCTGACCGTGCCGCTGATCTTGCTTTGATGCGGATGCATGGTAAGACAAAGCACATCTACGCGGAGGCAGAACGTGACATTCACAAAAAGCTAGATGATTTTCTTGCGCGGTTCAAGGCAGAGGACGAACGGCGCAAAAAGCTCGTCGATGCTGGCGAGATGCCGAAGGCAGAATATGATTCATGGCGGCGCGGACAGGTCTTCCGAGGGAAGCGATGGCAAGCGCTGCGAGATGAGATCGTTGACCAGATTTACGGCTCGAATAAAACAGCGACGCGCATCATGAACGATGAGCGCCGTTCTGTATTCATCCAGAACGCGAACCGCACGGCTTACGAGCTTGAGAAAAAGACGCATGGCGCGGTGAGCTTTGAGCTGTACGATTCTGCAACGGTAACGCGGCTGATGAAGAAAGACCGGAAGCTGCTGCCGGAGTACAATGTCAATCAGCACAAAGACTATAAGTGGAATAACAGAGAAGTAAACAATGCGCTCACCCAGAGCATCATACAGGGCGAAAGCATGGACAAGCTTGCCGGAAGGATTGCGAAGGCCGTCAGCAGAAAGAACGATTCGCTCATGTACAGCTTTGCGCGGACGATGATGACGGGCGCGCAGAATGCCGGACGGCTGGAAGCGATGCGCGATGCGCGGGATATGGGTATCAAGCTCAAAAAGCGATGGCTTGCGACGCTTGACAGCCGCACCCGCGACACGCACCGAGACCTTGACGGCGTTTCCGTTGACGTGGATAAGCCGTTTATCATCGGCGACAGGAGTATCATGTTCCCCGGTGATCCGAATGCGGATGCGGACTTGGTATTCAACTGCCGCTGTACGCTGATCTATGACTATGAGGATTATCCCTCCAACATCCAGCGGCGGGATAATGAGACAGGCGAAGTCATAGACTATATGACGTACAGGGAATGGGAAGCGTCAAAGAAAGGAGACACAGGAGCAACTGACCAGCTTGAAATAACAATCCCTAAATTTGAGCCAGCAAAGACGCGAGCAGAAGCGGAAGAATACGCTGGACGGTTTGCGGATAATGTTTTGTATCGCGGATTGAGCGCCGATAATTGCAACACAATCAATCGGTGCCTTAATGAACTGACTGCGAAATATCCCATAAAAAAATTGGAAAGCATCGAACAAAAGCAATTGTCTGCAGTCATGAGCGCAAGTTGGAAAACGCTGAACATAGACGGTAAAAAACTTGGAGCTGTATTAAATACAGCGTCGGAAGATTTCAAAAAAAGCCAAGAATACGCGATACGGCAGATCGAAGATATAAAAGCAAGATTCGCAAAGAAGGCAAAGATGCCGTTTTCAGCGCAAAGCACTATTGACAAACTTTCAGAAAAACTTAAATTCACACGGTACGGCGTCCACGAAAGCTACGAAGATCATGTCAAATGTACGGTTGCACACGAATACGGCCATATTCTGTCAGATCAATATTTCGGAATGATAAACGAAGATCGAGCGAACCCAAATTATAAAACAAATTGGAGCCTTGCAAATCGGTCGCGCAAATGGAATGAAACGTTCCTACAGGCGCGAAAGACTGGCGATATTTACGGCATATCAGAGTATAGCAGCCGTAATAGTCGTGAGTTTTTTGCCGAATGCTTTGCTGCTCGTGAAATGGGTGAAAAGTTGCCGGATTATATTGAATCTTTGATGAAGGAGACATTAGAAGATGGCATTATGTGATCATTGCTTGATATACGATAAATTGTATGATGAGATGTGTATGAAGTACGACGACACATTGCCTGAAAACACGCATCATTGCCGCGCTTATAACGAGCAAATACCGGATAATATTTATTATCGAAACGCAGACTGCAAATACTACATGCCTGAGGAAACGGAGCATGTCAACCATTGAGATCAAGGACAACAGCGCCGCCGTCCTTGCCAATATGCAAGCTGGCGTGGAACGTGCGCTGGAGATCATCGGCGGCAACGCTGAGACATACGCCAAAGCGCTTTGCCCTACGGATACGGGCTTGCTTAAAAACAGCATTACACACGTTGCCGGAGGCGCAACAGTTCAAAAGAACTATTCAGCCGATCATGGTGAACAGCGCGGAAGTATATCTGGGCAAGCACCAAAGGATGAAGAAGGCCAATATACAGTCTACGTAGGAACGAATGTGGAATATGCTCCGTATGTTGAGCTAGGTCACCGGCAAGAGGTCGGGCGATACGTCAAGGCTCTCGGCAAAAGGCTGAAAAAGGATAAAGTTGAAGCAAGACCGTTCATCCGGCCCGCGATGGAGAATCACACCGACGAGTATAACCGCATTTTCCGAAACGAAGTAAAACCCAATCAATAAATCCAGCACCGCGAAGCACTGCGGCGCTGTTTTTATACACCTCACGGGCCGAAGAACAGGCCCCGAAGAAACGGAGGAAGAACAATGGCACTTACACGATCTATGTTAAAGGGAATGGGGCTGACTGAGGAACAGGTCAGCGCAATCATCGACGCGCACACCGAGACCGTTGACGGGCTGAAAGACAGCCTCAAGGCGGCAAAGGCTGACGCGGACAAGCTCAAGACCGTTCAGAAGGAATTGGACGATCTGAAGGCAAACAACAGCGACGACTTTAAGTCTAAATACGAGAAAGAACACTCGGATTTTGAAGACTACAAAAAGACGGTCGCCAGTGAAAAAGCTGCCGAAGAAAAGCGCAGATTGTACCGTGATCTCCTGCGGGAAACGGGCGTTGGCGACAAGCAGCTTGAAGCCGTTCTGAAAGTAACCGACCTTTCCGCTCTCAAGGTGAAGGACGGTGCGCTTGAAGACGCGGACAAGCTGAAAGAGGCCATTCAGAAAGAATGGGCTGGCTTCATCGCCACCACGACCACGAGCGGCGCAAAGGTGGATACACCACCGAAGAGCACGCATACCGCAAAAACGCGTGAAGAGATTTACGCGAAGGACGAACACGGACGCTATAAGTTGAGCACGGAAGAGCGTCAGAGGGCGCTCGCTGAAAATCCCGACCTTTTGAAAGGAGCATAAAAAATGGCTGCTACGAAAGTTGAAACCCTTACCATTCCCCGCGATAGTCTGCCGAACGTTTATACCGGCGTTCTGGCACGCGAGGTTGATTTTGTTACCCGCTTCAACGACAACTGGGACGCGCTGCGGAACATTCTGGGCATCATGCGCCCGATCCGCAAGGCTCCCGGCACTACGCTGATTTCCTACAATGCGGATGTCGCTCTTGAATCCGGCGCGGTTCCTGCTGGCGCGGTGATCCCGTACAGCAAAGCGACGATCACTCCTGTCTCCAAGGCCGACCTGAACATCGAGAAGTATGCGAAGGCCGTCCCCATCGAGGACGTGAATAAGTACGGCGCGGCGATTGCCGTTGAAAAGAGCGATGACGCTTTCCTGACGAAGCTGCAGAACACAGTCCTGGCGAAGTTCTACACCTTCCTCAACACCGGCTCCCTGACCGGCACGGCGGCGACTTGGCAGGCCGCGCTTGCGAAGGCGCAGGGCGAAGTCCTGAACAAGTTTGCAACCATCCAGAAGGATGTTACGTCCGTCGTGGGCTTTGCCAATATCCTTGATGCTTATGATTATCTGGGCGCTGCGGACATCACCGTTCAGACGCAGTTCGGCCTCAACTACATCAAGGACTTCATGGGCTATTCCACTCTGTTCCTGCTTCCTGCGGCGCAGATTGCGCGGAATAAGGTGCTGGCTACGCCGGTCGAAAACATTGACCTGTACTACATTGATCCCGGCGACAGCGAATTTGCGAAGCTTGGGCTGCAGTACACCACGCAGGGCGAAACCAACCTGATCGGCTTCCACGCGCAGGGCAACTACGGCACGGCGGTAGGCGAAAGCTTCGCGCTCATGGGCATGACCTTGTGGGCTGAGTACCTGGACGGCATCGCCAACATCACTGTATCCGGGAGCTGATAAAAGATGACTTACCATGCGGCTGTTGATTTTTACGACTTGCAGGACGCAAACCGCTTTTATCACGCTGGCGAGATGTACCCGCGTGAAGGGCTGAACGTCACGGCGGCGCGGCTGGATGAGCTTGCGGGCGATAACAACCGCATGGGTCATCCGCTGATCGTCGCCGAAAAGCCCGCCCGAAAGGGGAGAAAAGCCGATGCTCAGTGAGCTTTGCGCGATGCTCCATAACTACTTCGAGCAGAGCGGCGGTGTCCAGCATATCCACTCCGGAACATACGAGATCAAGGGAGGGCGAGTTGCTCTCCCTTTTCTCG